CAATGCTTATAGAGCGTTTCGACGGGGCAACTTTAGAGAAGTTGCTCGACACCTCGATTTGTCACCCAAGAAGGTTCATAAGACCTGGTTGGAATATAAGTACGGTTGGATGCCGTTACTTATGGACGTTCGAGGGTCTGCTGAGTTTTTTGCTCAGCAGACTGTCGGGAGGCTCCCTAGGTTTTCTGTAACGCAATCCGAGACTCTTGAGTCTCGGGATGTTATACAGGCGACTGCGGGGTCCTCCTGCCCGGGTGCAATCCAAACGATTAACGAGACGACGACTCTAGCGAGTCGTTATTCCGTTCGTCTGCACCTTGAAGTGACTAACCAACACTTCTCCGCCATTCAACAATTGGGTTTGACTAACCCCGCGTTGGTGGCTTGGGAGCTCGTGCCTTTTAGTTTCGTTGCCGACTGGTTTATCCATGTCGGTAACTACTTGCAGGCACTTACAGCTTTGGACGGCCTATCAGTACGGAAGGCCGCTTTCTCCGTGAAAAGCGAGGTCATGTACGTGTACGATCAGAACGAACCTGGTGGACCTTATAATGGAGGAACTTCCTTCATTGTCCCCGTGGAACAGCCTCATCATACCGTGCAAGTAACCGCTTTTCATCGTGAGCCCATTTCCGTCGATTTACTCTCAATATATCCCCCGCGAAAACAGAATCCCTTTTCCTGGGATCACATTTTCACTGGTGCGGCGTTATTGAGAGCAGTCACAGGGAGACGATAAACGCATAATTCTGTGCGTCCGTTGGATCTGTGACTAACTTGGAGAAGTTATCCTATGGCAGCAGCAGCCGCCCTCACCCTCAAGAATAACGCCGCCGCTAACGTCACGTTCGATGTGTATTCGGTTGAACCCGATGCAGTCGAATGGGTCGAAAGCGGCGCAACGTCCATTCTTGGGATGTCTCGTGCGCGTGTGAGCCGCAAGGTTCCCGCGGACAAGGCAAACGGAGTCTATCGTATCAATGGGAAATTGACACGTCCCGTCATCAATGGCACCACTGGCGCACTTGATGGTACTGTCACGATGAACTTCGAGATCCTCCGTCCGGCAAAATTGACGGTAGCAGAAGTTGACGAGGCATACGCGCGATTCAAAGAATTCGCCGTGCTTGCAATCGTCAAATCGGCTGCCGAAAATGGCGCCATTCCCACTTAATATCTAAGGAATCACCATGGCTACTCGATGCGATATCGGAGCCCAAGCGCTCGTATCCTTCCCTGCCTCGGGTGGTGTGCATATGCACATTATCCAGGGCAATCAAGTTTTACTAGCGTTTGCAAGTACTTCCCTCCCTGGCCTTTGGGCCGAGATGGATAAAAAGTACAAGGATGCTTGCCTTAGCTCTTTGGGCGTATCTCGTTTACGAAATATTTCAAGTGTCCGCAAGGACATCGGAAATATCGCGAGGCTTCTTCGGATTGGTCTTAATGAGTTGGAAACTCGTTGGATTAGTCTCGAAGTCGTCGAGATATGAACGGTCAGGCTCATATTCCAAATAAGCTTAAACACTTGTTTGGGAGCCTCACAAAAACTTGTGAGGCGTTCACTTGTGATGGTGACCATCTAGTGAAACAGGTTGCCACCGATTTGTACGAGTCACTTAATACTCCGATCTCACTTTCTTGTGAGATTATGCTTCGGTACGGTGAGATTGAGACTTTAGTCTCACACCGTATTGATCCGTTATCGTATAATGATCCTCATCAGTTTCGACTCGACTATCAAGCCGTGTCGTTTCTGAAGAAGACTCCCTTCTCCAAGGGTTTCGATACCAGAGCCGCAGCTAAGCAAAAGTTTTATGATGCTGAGCTGCAGTGCAGGAGTACTAATCGTCGGATTCGGCAGTTTCTCTCTACCCCCGAAAGGGCAAGTAGCGTGGTTCGCAATGCATTTTGCATCGCGACACGTAAAATCGAGAAATTGCTCGGGTCCGTAGATTATACTGAGTGGCTCGATGCTTGTCGCTTTGGTCCGGGTGTTTTTAATTCCCCCGTTGGCCGAGGACTCACGTCAGTTTATGACAAGCTGCAAGTCCCCCCGTCGGTCACTAGTGACTTCCGGGAGCAGGGGGCCATACTCGTAAAGAGTTCCCCCTCTTGGTCTCGTAGTCTGACTGGACTCGAAACTGACGGCTTTTGGCCGTTGATTTCAGAGTCCGACTTGATTACGGTGCCAGGCAATCGCGTAACGTTTGTCCCGAAAACCGCC